ACAGCCAATTTGAGTAGGTCAAAGTATTGCCCGCGTGACTTGGTGTGGTCAGGGTGGTGGTGGATTTGTAGGTTGTCAAGCCAGCATTGTTTCTCGACACCAGCGACGGGTTTGAGGACTTCATGTACGGGGTGTTTCCATCGGTAGCCATGTCGGGCGTGGATTTTGTCGCCACCATACACAAGACCTTCTGACCCGTCTTTGTTCCATGACCAAACGTATTTGTATCGGGGTCGGGTGGTTCCTTCAGGGATGGCTTCTAGAGCTTGCCGCCAACCTGGTTGTAGCACCTCATCCATGTCTAAAGCGATACAGATGTCAATGTCTTCGGGGAGTAAGGAGAGGGCGTGGTTGCGGGCGTGGTCAAACCGCCAAGGATCAAAGATTGCTCCACGTGTTTCCACGCCACAGTCAAGTGCTGTTTTGTATGTGTTGTCGGCTGAGCCGGTATCTAGGATCAGTCGATAGTCAGCTTCTTTGCATGACTCGGCCCAACGTGCCACGAACTGTTCTTCGTTCTTGGCGATGGTATATACAGCTATTTTCACTGCCCCTCCTAAAGTTGACCTGCCGCCACCTTATCTAAAATCAAACGCTTATTAGCAAACACACGATGCTGAATAGCGATAACTGGGCGGTCTGCTTCAAATGTTTGTTTCAACATTTCAAAGATTTGCTCGTCAATAACCAGTTGCTCTTGCTCTTTTGATAGCAGTTCTTCAAGGTCCCACATACCAGGGTTCAAGTATTCCAATGCTGCTACTGAACAGGATGCGAGACGACTAAACAAAAGGTCCTTCACATCATCAGTAATTGGTAGCACCCCGTCAGGGCGTTGACGTGCGTTGGTGTTCCCTGTGAGATAGTTGGCTATCTGCATAGGAATCTGCTGATCAATAACAGTTATTTCCTGTTCGGTCAGTTTCAATTCCCGAATGAACTGGTGGGCTTTATGGGCAACAGCTTCAGTGTTGTTGAACGGTTCCTTGTTGACGATTGCCCATTCACGAATCAGTTTCAGCGTTTCCCACAATGTACGCCCTGTAACGGGTCGTGTATCGGAATTCAAATAAGCATTAGCCAAGTCTTGTTTTCCCACACCTTCTACATAAACAATGTAGCCAACACCGTTGACAGGGATGACAGGTTCATAAATAACTATCCCTGACGGTGCCTCGAATATTCCTTCAGGGTTAGCAAATGGCAATGGGCCGAACTTGCCGTTGTCGCATCGCCAATCAAGATGCGGTGCAAGAATCATCTCTGAACCAGTGAAACTAAAAACACCTAGCTGGGCATCTACTGGTCTGTCATAAATGTCAATGACTCGCTCTAATGGAACAAGGTTGATGTTTTCTGTGGTTTGTCCGTGTACTGCTACGAGGTTGTGCATTGGGGCAATGTTGAGTGGTGCTTTCCAGCCAATGATGATTGCGCCGTTTGGCATTGAGAAAGCGTCTGCCACGTTTGTTTCTATGTGTCCAGCAGGGGTGTTGTGCAAGATTTGTAGTTCAGACGCGCCTGTGATGTGGCGTAGAAGGTAGAAGCATTTGTGGGTTTTGATGACTTCTAGCGTGAATGGTTGTACGGTGATCATTGTGTCCCCTATGCGAGTGCGCTTGCTGCGTAGTAACGGAATCTAATGTAGCCAGCCTGACCAGCAGAACCGGCAGTATTTGTGCTGTTGCCACCTGAACCATAGGTGTTATTGGAGCCACGAACTCCCTGAACTTGACCGCCTGATGTTGCTTGGTATTCATATGCGGCACCGCCGCCACCCGCACCACCAGCCCTGGTTACACCACCTGAAGTAATAGACACACCTGCACCGCCAGTACCACCCTGAGTAATTGATGCTGTTGCATTTCCATTACCACCCACAGCACCAGCACCACCACCGCCACCGTAGGCAGCGTTAGGGATACCTTTACCCCCACCGTCAGGGTCGTAGTTCACAAAACTTCCAGCCCCATTACCGTTTCCTGATGTGCCATTGGCGTTACCGCCACTTGCAGTGAGGCTTGTCAAATCTCCTGTCAAGGTTGTATTGCCACCGCTAGTTGCGCCACTGCCAGTATCTCCAGTGCCACCTGCGCCAACAGATGTTGTGATGCTACGAGAACCTGTCATTGAGCGTGACGAAACATTCTGTGAACCACCACCACCTGCACCTGCGCCGAAGCCGCCACCGCCACCGCCACCAAACATGATGATGTCCAAAATACTGACCGCTACAGCAGAACCGCCAGTCGGGGTAACAGTCGGGATAGTAAAGGTTGTACCACCCGAAGTGGACCGTTCGTACACCTGCAACGCCCAAGTTGTGAACGACAACGAAGAAGACGTAGTAGTGCCAGCACTATTGGTTGCTACACATCTGAAATAGTAAGTCGTATTGACAGACAAACCTGTGATGTTTGCATACGAAGAAACGGCCTGACCGGTGATCGGTGTAGTAGCGGCATTGACTTCCGTAAAGCTACTGAAGTTAGAAGCGGTGCTGTACTGAAACTTCACCGTAGTCGAATAACCATTAGCATCAACCGTCGCGTTCAACGTGGCTAATTCTTGGTTGAAGTTAGATGCTGCGTTGAGCGTAACTGTTGGGGGTAACGCTACAGACGATGCAACAATGCCGTGTCTGATCGCCATTATGCACTCAAGTCCCCGATAAGAAGATAGTTGTCTGTTGAAACGCAGAACAATGTGGCTGCCGAATACCTAGCCCTAAACTTCAAACCAGGTGTCCCGTTGACCGTAACACCAGAAGCAGACACCGTGACCTGCCCCGCGCCTAACTGTGCCATGTCAATAGCCTGACCAGCCGACAACGCTGTTGTACCGTTCACTGTCACCGTGATAGCAGAAGCATTATCTAATGTCACCATCTTGCCTGCGTCACCAGACACAAGCGTGTATGTCGTACCTGTTTGAGTGTTGATGGTTTGGGTGCTAGAGAACGAACCCGATGTCCCTGTAGCACCTGTTGGACCAGTGGGGCCTGTAGCCCCTGTAGGACCTGTTACCGTCGAAGCCGCACCCGTCGCACCAGTCGGCCCTGTGGGACCAACGTCTCCCTGAAGTCCAGTAGCGCCCGTTGGTCCAGTTGGACCTTGTACACCAGTAGCCCCAGTCGGACCTGTCGCACCGGTAGGACCAGTTGGACCTGTGACCGTGGATGCGTCACCTGTTGCGCCAGTAGCTCCTGTAGGACCCGTTGGACCTGTAGCACCTTGCGAGCCGACATCCCCTTGGGGACCTGTAGGGCCAGTTGCACCCGTCGGTCCTGTCGCCCCAATGGGTCCTTGGCTCCCCGTTGCACCAGTAGGTCCAGTAGGACCAGTCGATCCTTGGATGCCAGTCGCACCAGTAGGTCCCGTTGCACCCGTGTTTCCGATAGGGCCTGTTGCACCAGTAGGCCCTGTTGCTCCAACAGCACCCGTAGATCCTGTATCTCCCGTTGCGCCTGTTGGACCAGTTGCGCCTGTGTTACCTTGCGCTCCGGTTGGTCCTGTCGGACCTTGCGAGCCTGTGGCTCCTGTTGGGCCTGTCGCCCCTTGATTGCCTTGCGAGCCTGTCGGTCCTGTGACACCTTGTACCCCTTGTGGTCCTGTAGGACCTGTCGGGCCTTGCGCCCCCTGTGGTCCTGAATTGCTTGTAGTAACAACAGTAACAACTGCCGATACCGAAGATGAGGATACCGCAGGAATTAGTACAGCACCAACAGATGCGTCACTTCGGGTAACAGTTATTTCATAACTAGCAGGTGAGGCACTGCCACGGTTGACGGTGATGTTCGTCGTTGCCATGACTTACCTGGTTACATCGGCTAGAACAGTTACATTCCCTGAAAGAATTGTGGACACCACACCCGATGCGGTTTCTTCAAGATCCCAAAAGTATTGACCCGATGGAAGCGTGGCGGAATCGGCAGCCGACAAAACACAAGTAACTTGACCGCTTGCACCGCCGGTGATGGTACACGTCAACGATGCTTTGATGGTTGTGGAATCCTGCGATGAACGAATTTGGGAACGGTAGGTTCGACCTGTGATGTTGATGGCAGAGCCGTTGTCGTCTTGGATGGTGACCACCAAGGTTTCGGTGTCTCCACGGGTAATGATGAGGTCTTGATCAGCGGGTTGAGCCATAGCCCTACCACTTTACCTTATTTGCCCAGTACGCCGCAGACATCTTCCCTTTAGCGATGTTCTTCGCGTGACGAGCTTTGAATGAACGGTTACGGGCTGTGCCTTCAGGGGAACCCTGAACACCTTGCTGACCGAACCTAATCAACTTCACTTTGTCGCCTTCTTTGGCGAGTACAGCGTGGGACTTTGATGCGCCTGGGGTGCGTTTGGGTTTGTTGTAGCCAGCGAACTTTTCGCCCCGATACTCGATACTCATTGCTTTGATGCCCAGGCATTGTCAACAAGATTTGGGTAGGAACGGCCAGCCTTCTTCGCACGTGCCATCGCCTTCTTTTTCTGTGAATCAGACAAAGGGGTGGATTTCTTCTTAGGATTTTTCTGATCCCAAAACGGCTTTTGTTTCATCTTTGCTCCAGAACTTTCGCATCAGATAATACCTGAAGAACTCCTTCGGGTACCTCGTACTCTACCCCAGGTAGGAAGTCATAGTGGGTTAGAGCGATGTCGCAGGACACTTTCTTTTTCACCCTGATAGGGACAGTCACAACGGCGGGTTCCCACGTTGGTTGTTCCAACAATGTACCCACAGGGACAGCATCAAGCAGGGCTTTGGTGGCTTTACGCCAAGACCACGCCGACGCGGAACGGGCATTGACAACAGCGTTGGTTTGATGGGTTGACCAGTTTCGGTAGTGGTCAAACATCTGTTCACACAGTTCGTCAAGGTTTGGTTCATCCCAATTCCCGATAGTGGTGGCAGGGGTACGGGTGGTGGAGACAACCCCTGTAGCGAGATACGAGAACTGTTCTTGACCTGTGGTGTCCGAGATGATGGTGGGCATACCCAACGAAATAGCTTGGAGTGGCATCAACCCGAAACCTTCCCCGCGGGAAGCCGCCACAAACACGTGACCCTGCCTGAACCAGTCGCGTTGGGTTTCGTCATCCATCCAGTTGCGGTGCATCACAATCTTGGGATGTTTCACATCGGGTGTGTCACGGGCGTGTGGGGCTGCTTTGATGTGTAGTTCAGCGTCAGGTAAATCCAACCGTCGAAATGCTTCCACCACAAGATCTAAACCTTTACGGAGCCATAGTGACCCACCGGCAAGGAATTTGAATGGGCCGTCAGGTTCGGTGTAGCCAGACCAAAACTTGTTGTCCACCCCAAGCGGAACTACACGCACATCAGGGTGGTGTTGGCTGAACAGTTCACGGTTATGTTCACACGGCACAAGAATTTGGTCATACAGCGGAAGCCACCGTATAAAATTATCGGGCAGCTTATCTGTTTCCCACATCGTAAAAGACACCCGATGCTGACCAACAGTAAAACCACGTGAACTATTTGGGGTGTTCATATATACCCACACTGACGCATCTTTATCTAGCGTCACTGTTTTAGGTAACACAGATTTGAAACCAGCAAGCATCGAGCCGTAGCCATACTTGGGGTCGTCAACCCCTTGCCACGATTGGAAGTTCACTCAGCTACGCCACGCTTGATTAGTTTCTCAATGTTTGGGCGGGACTCTACCTCGGCAACTGTTGACGCTCTAGCCTCTAACGCTGCGGCACCGTCAATACCTTTTGGTTGCACACCGTTCTTGCGTAGCCGTTTATAGGCAGGCATATCTTTGTCCCAGTTCTTAGCGCGTTGGTTGATTTCAGAGACAGCCTGACCACGGGTGGTGGTGGTGTTGGTGCCGAAAGATACACCGGCAACTCGACATCCAAAGCATCCTTCCACATCCAAATTCGGATGCGTTTCTTGGTGTTTCATACCGTTATGTAATCCCCGTATCCAGCATCCCGAAGGTCTTGTTCTTCTTCGGCGGTGAGTGGGTGGATGTGTCCACCGTGATAAGTGATGGCGATGCTGTCCTGATCCATTGGTTGATACTCGGTGAAGGAACCGTCGGTCAGTTTGAATACGTTTCTTCCGCGACGACCAGGCTTCAGATACGAAAAGATTCCTTCTTCACCGTCTTCGGCCCAATACACAAAGTTGTCTGTTGGGGGACTGAACGTAGCCATGTTGAATAAAAGAAGTTACTTCTTCTTTTTGTTTTTTGCGGGACCATACGCAAAGTTGGCAATCATTTTTCGTTTTGTGCTTTCGTCATATAGGTACCCACCTGTTGTTGGGCTGTCCATCTCAATGCGATTCCACTCTCGATCTGGCCTATTCATACGAGCCGCAGCACGTTGCCTACCCATATCTCCTGTTTTTGACGGAGAGTAAGCATCGCCAGGCTCAACTGGTTTGGATTTTTTCCTATCCATAACACGCTTCTCTGCTGCGTTAGCAGAGCCACTATTGCCAGACTTCTTCGGAGCTGACTTCTTTGCAGGTGCCATCTTCTTAGCAGGAGCCTTTTTTGCTGCCATTTCAAATCTCCAAAAACTCGTTGGTGCAAAGACAATAACACAAAGCAAAAGCCCCCCGCCATTTCTGACAGGGGGCTTCCGCTAACTGGGTTCAGTCAATAATTAGGCGTTGGTGCCAATCGACGAAGCCGACTCAATACGACGGAGAGCTTCCTGACGGAACACGCCGTAACCAACGAAGTGCTTCCAACCCACTGGGCGGAAACGCTTGAGGATGTCGGTCACTGTGCCGTACACCATTGAAGGCTGTGCGCCGTACTCGCCACCAAGGGAGATACCCTTAGCAAGAGCCTGGCGACCCATGATCAATGTGCCGTACACGTCAATCGTTCCAGCGGAACCTGAGTTGTCAGATGCGTTCGCAAACAATGGGGCGCGTGGAGCCTCAACGAAACGAACACCTTCAAACATTCCGATTTCACCGGTGTAGATGCCCTGTGGGTTGACGTAGTTAGCAGGGGTACGCCATGCTGCTGCGTCTGTTGCGCTACGGAAGTCGTAGGAAACGTCAGGGTGGATCATTCCGACATACGAACCGTTGAGTGTTGGAACGTTTGCCTTACGAAGCTGTGCAACAACACGGCGTACGTCGTTCGCTGTAAGAACGTCGTCGGAGTTGATGGTTGTACGGCTTGAAGGATCGGTTGCTCCACCGGTTGCGTAGATGACGTTGGTGCCAGCTTGGATTGCGTTACGGGCGATGGTGTCGATTGACAAACCAGCGTTGTAACCAACAGCGTTAGCGGCGATTGGGTCAACAGGAAGGAACGAGGTTGCACGGAGCTTGGCGGTGGTGACCGTTGCGTTACCGTACTCGTTCAATGTGACAGAAACTTGGCTGTCGCTCAAAGCAACAGGGGTTACGTCTTCTGCTTCGCCAAGGGCCGTTGTAGCGGCAGCCATGTCTTGAAAGATGGTGAATGTGACAGTTGCGCCAGGGTTGGTGGCGTTGGTGGCCTGAACGTCTGCGAACTGGTCGAAGTACATTTCGTCACGGAGAGCGAAGTATGCGAGCTTCTCGAAGGCGGTCTGGTCAACGGACAGGTTTGCTGTACCGGTTTCTGCTGCGTAATAATCAGCCATTTTGGGGTTCCTTTACAGGGTTGAAGTTTTTATAAATCCCCAAGATCAATACCTTGGGCTTGTGCCTCGGCAAAGATTGACATGATTTCTTGTTCTGAATTAGCGGCTTCGATGCGTTGAATCCACCCTGGTGGTGCTGGACTAACTTCTGAACCTGCCGCGATTTTGTTTGTCTCGCGCCAAGCCTGCTTGTCAGTATCAGCGACCTGTTGTATTGGTGCAATCAACTGTGCCTCTTGAGCCGCTTCACGAATTGCTTCTGGGGTTAGTTCACCGTCGTAGCCCTTGATGAAGTATTTCGACATTGGAGAATCAAGTGGAATACCTGCTTCTACAAATGCCAACTTCTTTTGGACTTCGGCGGATGCTGCGAGTTGCTTTTGGGCTTCTCGTAGGTCTTTCTCCAGTTGCTTCATCCTCTGTCGAACGGGGTTTCCGCCGTTTGAGGATTCTTGCTCCGTGAAGTCTTCTTCCGAATAATCGTCAAAATTTGACATATGGCACTCTCCTGAGTTTGAAGGCCGCACTGGTCTTGGAGGAAGAACAGTGGCTCCTTTGGTTGTTGCACCCCATTATGTTCGTTGCTAATTCGGGGGGCGATTAGCAAGTCCTCCCATCGGGATCGGGTTTATTGTTACATAACTTTTTATGTTACGCAACGACCTAGCCGATGGTAGTCAATCCTGTTTGTGTACCTTGGCTTGTTGCGAATGAACCGCCTGCTTCAAACTCTGCTTGACGGCGACGGCGACGATCTGTGATTGCCTTACGTGCTTCAGCGTTTGTGCCGAATGTTCCAGCAATAGCTTGTTCTTGGCTGATGGTTTCTTCACCTTGCATCTGCGCTTGGAACAGTCCTTGACTTTCGCCTAATGCTTGGAACCCTGCTTGTGCTTGCTCACCTGAAATACCGGCACGGGCAAGTTCTTCAGCCTGCGCCCTGCCTATCGTCATCCCTGCTTGGGTGGTTCCAGCCGCAGCAATCTGGGCTGAACGGGCTTGGCGTTCTGCTTCGTAACGATCAAAGGTGGGTCGCATCCGTTGAGGGTCAATGAAGTAGGCGGCCAGTTCTCCTTCGGATACTCCGTAGAGACGTTGGAATTCAGCGACTACTTGGGGTGGGGCTTGACGGACAGCTTGGTATCCGAGTTGTGCGCGAGCCTCGACTTCTTGTACAGAGACATCGTTGGCGATGAAGTTCTGAAAGTCTTGTGGTTGGTCGTAGAACCCTGGTGGCATACCAGCGTTTTGCAATGCGGCTTTGTAGTCGCCTTCAAGTTGCAAATAACGACTGACGCTGTACTGCGGTTTGCCTGCTGCTTTGAGTGCTTGGTTTGCGGGGAATCGTTCCTGAAACACAGGATTGTCACGCAACTGAATACCGATGTCGTCAACGGTGGATTCAGGGCCGATTAATTTCCCTCTCCATGCAGTACTGATTGCGTCAACAAGACGGGTATCGGTATCTGTCACCAACCCGTAAAACTTCAGTGTGTTCACAAGAATGTCAAATGCTGACTGGTCTTCCATTACATAACCTTTCCAAAGGCTTGAGAGATACTGCTGGCAAGTTGGCGAGCTT